CAAGACGAATTAACAGTCGGCGACCGTGTAGTCGTTATTTCGGCGAACAATGATCAACGATATTACGTAATAGATAAGGCGGTGAGTTACGATGGCGCTTAGTCCGTTAACACCGATTGAGGACGATGAAAGTAGAGTTATATCGGTTAGCGATAGCGTTAGCCCTACGAAAACATATGAATTAAAAGACGGATATATCGGCGGATTTATCGACGGTGATTCCGCAATCCAACAAACTGTAGCAAAGATGTTAAGGACATCCCGCTATCGTTTTTTAGTGTATGACGATGATTACGGCTCGGAAATCGAGGATTTAATCGCGCAACAATTACCGATGGAATTGCTTGAGCTCGAAATTCCGCGAGTAATCAAGGATGCGTTAACCGTAGACGACCGCATTTCTGACGTAGTTGATTTCGTCATATCGCAAGACGGAGATGCGCTATATGTAACGTTTAAGGTCGTGACGGTAAACGGTGACGAACTTAACGGGGAGGTGACGATTTAATGACAAGATACGAAGGAAATACGAAAGACTTTATTTTAGGCCGAATGTTATCGACGGTAGACCCTACTATTGATACGAGAGAAGGCGCAGTCACTTACGATATGCTTTCGAAATCGGCGATTGAGTTTGCGCTTGCTTATCTCGAAATGGATAATCTATTAACTTTCGGATTTATTTCCGACAACACGCCTTCGGAATTTATCGATTTGCGAGCGGGCGAGTTAGGTTTAACGCGAAAGCCTTCCGTTAAAGCAACGGGGCAAGTAACGTTTAGCGGAGTAGATGGAACGGTTATCGACGTTGGGACTCGCGTAAGTACTAACGGAGCTTCGCCGGTTTATTTCGTAACTACGCAAGCTGGCACGATCGCGAGCGGTTCAGTAACGGTTTCTGCCGTAGCAGAAGTCGGAGGAATTAGCGGAAATGTTGTAGCAAGCGACATTAGTTTAGTCCTCGGTAATCTTTCCGGAGTAATAACGGTAAGCAATACATCGCCATTTACAGGCGGAGTTGACGATGAGTCCGACGAAGACTTAGTCGCAAGATATTTCGAAAAGGTACAAAAGCCGGCAACGAGCGGAAACACTTTCGAATATCAACAATGGGCGAAGTCGGTCGCGGGTGTAGGCGACGCAAAAGTATATCCGTTATGGAACGGAAACGGTACGGTCAAAGTTGTTTTACTCGACGGAAATAAACGCACTCCTTCTGCGGGAGTAATAACGGCAACAAGCGACTATATTGCGTCAGTCCGACCAATAGGCGCAACGGTTACGGTCGTAGGCGCTACGGAAGTTCCGATAACGGTGTCGGCTACATTAACGTTAGCAAGCGGAAGCACAATCACGTCGGCAACTTCGGAATTTAACGCAGCGATGACGGATTATTTAAAATCGCTAGCGTTCGTCGATCCGATTGTACGTTACTCAAAAATTGCTTCGATATTGCTCGATACTCCTTCCGTTCTTGACTACTCAAATCTAACGGTCAACGGCGGAACTGCTAACGTAACAATCGCGGACGGTAGCGTAGCAGTAGGCGGGACGGTGACGTTTAGCTAATGAAACTATTAGGAACGGAGATAATCCGAAATATCGAAACGGACATTTATAGTTATCTTCCGAAAGAGTACGGAGATTACCGAGAGTCGCGCGCGATTATCCATGCGGAAGCATCCGAATTTGAAACCTTAAACAATACAATCGCCGACATTCTAGCGCAATTTTATATCGATACAGCTACGTGGGGGCTTTCGAATTGGGAAACGGTTTGCGGAATTACAGTAGACGAAACGAAGCCAGTCGACGAAAGGCGCTCATTAATCAAAGCGAAACTTCGCGGTACCGGTGTCGTAACACCTTCGTTAATTCAAAACGTTATTAGTTCATACACTGGAGGCGACGTCGAAATTACCGAGGATACTGCGAACTACACCGTAAAAATTAAGTTCGTTAGTACGTACGGTACGCCTACGAATATGAGTGACGTTCAAAAAGTAATGCGCGATATTGTGCCCGCACATTTAGCGATTACTTACGAATTCAAATATCCGTTATGGAGCGATTGGACTACGGCGAACAGAACGTGGACTACGATTAATACGAGTAACAAAACGTGGACTCAATATGAGTCAGGATTATAAGAAAGGAGCGATTAAATGCCGACAAATAGTCCGAATTTTAATATACCAAAGCCAGTCGCGTCGGACGTATTTAATTTAACGAATTTTAACGGGATATTGGACGCGATTGATACGAACGTGAAAACGGCTTTAGACGGGAAAGTGGCGAGTTCAATCCCAACTGTTAGTGGTGATTTAAACACTTATATAACAACAGGGTTTTATCATGTTCCTGCAAGTACGACAAACGCACCAACTACCGCAACCTATGAATTGATTGTTATTAGTAATGGAACAAATATTGCTCAAATAGCGGTTTCTTCTGCAGGAAATGGTTTGTGTTATCAGCGTTATAGTTCTAATAATGGGGCATCATGGGGTGCATGGTATCAAATTATGAATACTACAACACATTTAACATCATTTCCAGCAGTTAGTACTACAACTGCACTGACACCTTATGCTATGTATCAATTAGGGTTTACGGATAACAGCTTTTCTCTTTCAAACGGTTCTACATCTGATTTAAACACATTGTCAACTAGTAGCTTTTTTAAATATATTGCAGGAACAAACGCAAATATGCCAAGTGGTATATCTGTTCAATCGTTTTTAGTTCAATACCGTATTGATGCGAACAACTTTATTCAACATCTATGGACAAACGAAGCAACTCCCCGTTATTTTATTCGCGCAAAAACCGCAGGTACTTGGGGTAGTTGGACGCAAGTTGAAACAACAAGCGGAGCTCAAACGAAGGCAAACACGGCGGAAAGCAACGCGAAGACTTACTCGGATACTCAACTCGGAACACATACGTCAGACTACGTAAAACATCCCGGATTTGGTTCGACGACAGGCACGGCAAATACGTATTCGATTACATTAACGCCGGCTCCAACGAGTTATTTAGACGGAATGGCGGTATCCATAAAAATAAACGTTGATAGTACCGGAGCATCCACGTTAAATGTTAACGGATTAGGAGCGAAAGGCCTAAAGAAAGCGAACGGAACCGATATTACGAATCTTAAAGCTAACGGCGTTTACACTTTCCGTTATAATTCATCTACCGGAAATTTTATCGTACAGGGTGAAGGTGGCGCAGGAAATGCGGTCGCATCCGACCTTCTCACTGGCAAAACGGCTTCAACGGATGCGGGCGATATTACGGGGACAATGGCAAACAATGGCGCGGTTACAATTACGCCAGGTACTACTAATCAAACGATAGCAGCCGGTTATCATAACGGAAGCGGTGTCGTAAATGGTGACGCGGATTTAATTGCAAGTAATATTAAAAGTGGCGTAGATATATTCGGGGTTGTTGGAAATGTTACCATATCGAGTTTAGGAGGTAAACGGTACGCAACAGGAAGTGCATTAAGTTCACCGACAACTACTAGTTTCACCGATTATACGGGTGCATCTAGGAGTGGTTATGCATCATTTACGGTTTCTGGCCTACCTTTTACTCCAAGTGTAATTTCTGTATCTGATAGCACAGGTTTAAGTCAATCATTTGTAAATACTAATACTCCAAGTCAATCTGGATATAAATTAATAGGAGTGTTCGGTTCGACATATCGTTTTAGACTTGATGGGTCTTCCGCATATATTTCAGGAGGTAGTTTTTCAATTCCAGTAGATGCCAACAATGTTACTTTTACTTATCATGCTTGGGAATAAAGGAGTGAAATTTTTATGACTACTTATAGAAAAATTTATTACGATAAATCAAGCGGTGAAGTTATATATCACGTTAGTTTTAATTCAGAATTTATAAAAACAACTTTTGACCAAGATTATGATTCAATCAAAGGATTAAATCAACGCGTTAAGGACACAATCGGATTAATTGAATTAAATAACGATAATTATGATCAAGAATTTCTTTCTAGTAATGGCGTGAAAGTTAATATTACAAACAAAGAATTAGAGTTTAGTTATCCCGATCCGAACGAACCGACTGCTCCGCCAGTTTATCAGAAGCCATTATCGGAGCAAGTTTCGGCGTTATCGGAGCAACTAAAATCGGCGGACGAAAAGTATCGCGAACTAAACGTAACTTCGGCGGACTTAGCGACGCTTAAATCCGCAAAAATGTCGCAACTAGAAGAAGCGTGTTCTAGCGCAATAACGAGCGGATTTGACTTTACCGTTAATTCGGTTTCGTATAAATTTTCGTGCTCACTCGAAGCGCAAGCGAACTTTCAAGGCGCAGATACGCTTTTTAAAGACGGCTCGATAACGGAAGCCGAGTGGACGGTCGTAAATAATTCGAACGGTAAAATCGAGCGCGTTACGTTAGACATGGCGACGTTTAATTCGATTAAATTGCAAGTGTTTTCGCATATCAATTCGAAGATTAGCCGTTTAAGAAACGAGCTTCAACCGTTAGTCGAATCTGCGACAACTAACGCAGATGTCGACGCGGTAGTTTGGTAAGCGATTATGAAGCGATATATATGGAACGTTCTTATCGCAATCGATCAGTTTTTTAACGCAATTCTCGGAGGTGACGCGGACGAAACGATGTCCTCGCGAATGGGAAAGCGTGTTCTCCGAAAGGACTGCCGTTTTTGCAAATTTATCTGCGGAATCTTAAACGTTTTCGAAAAAGACCACTGCTTTAAATCGATAGAAAGAGACGAAGGAGAGCCGATGCCATAGCACTAACCTTCAGAAAGGAGCGTAGAAATGCCCGAAAAAGACGAATTAATTACGGAACTCCTTAAGCAAGCGCTAGATATCCGCGAATGGTTAGCGCGATTAGACACGAAGATTGACCAATTAAACGAAATCA